CCAACTGTTTCACGTCGGTACTCGGCGTGGAAATTTGGAGGAGTTGCAGCTCGCGGCCAAGCTTTGGCCGTGGAATCGAGCCATTCGAACGAAGCCGGGCTACGCCATGCTTGAGACTGAGCCCTCGGCCCAGACCATTGAGGTCCTCAAGGCCACCATTGTGAATGATCGCCACTCGATCGACCTTATCGAAGCTCTCTTGCGGCATCAGGCCGCGGTGAAAGGAAAGTGAAATGGCTCGTTGGCGCCTACTCCAGCCCCACTACCTCCCTTGCCCTGGCAACACTTGGACTCAGCGCGAGGTCGATCGCGTTACCGGCAAGCAGGTTCAGCGGATGTATCCGGTTCCCCGCCTGCTCGATCCGAAAGACCCAGGCGATTGGACGGTGAAGCATAACCAGGACGAGGGTGAGGTCAATGTCTGCTATGAAGGCAAGGGCGAGGCCCGAGATATTGTCTTCGCCGGTGACCCTACTCCGGATATGGAGCCGATTGACGACGAGGCTCGGGCCATCTCGAATCGCTTCGAAGCCAGTGGTCAGTGGCGCCATCCGATCAACGACCTCCCGGCTCAAGGCGGTAGCTACACCGATGGGATGATGGCTGATTGGCATCAGCAGATGGCCGACCTCCAGGCCGCCCAGCCGACCTCTGCCGGCGTTGGCCTTGAGCAATTCAATGAGCTTCAGACAACGATGCAAGCGATGCTGGCTCAGAACGAAGCCTTGCTCAAGGCTCTGGTTGCTACACCTCGGAGGCTCTAATGGGCATAATCGGCATCGCTGGTGGCGTTCAAGCCTTCTCCGCAGCCAACGGAGGAAAGATCCATGCTTTCAATAACCTCTCAACTACCCCGCAGGTGGTGCTACCAGCGAACCCGAGCCGAGTTAGCGTGACCTTCCATAACCCTCATGCCTCGATCGACATGTACGTGGCACCGTCAACCGATTATGCCGGTGCCACCCTCACGCCAACGACCTCGGCCCTCGGTGGCTGCTTTAAGATCTTTGCCAGCAATACCCTCACGCTTGTTGGCGAAGTGCAGGTCGCTTGGCAAGCATTCTCTGCATCAAGCTCAGGGCTTCCCTTTACTGCAATGGAGACGAACTTTGCTTAATCGGTTATTGCTCGCAGCGATTGCTTGGCTTGGCCTTGCCGCTGGCGCCGCCGCTCAAACCTGTCCCGATCGACCAGCTGGCGATAGTACCAATGCCTGTGCCAATACTCGATTCGTAAATGGTGGGGGCCTTGCGCTTGCCAATACCCATATCTTTGTTGGTAATGGATCAAACGTTGCCACGGATTTTGGAACGCTTGCAACATTTTCGAGCAATGGAACGTTAAACCTCAATCCGACATCTGGTCGCGGCCTCAATCTAACCCAAACTCAAACAGCTGCATCGGCTGAGGGTATTCTCACTCAGCAAACCGCGTCCGGGACTTATGGAAATCAGAACTATAATCTCTTTCTGATCTCTGCCGACACCGTTAACGCAGGCGCCAATTTCAATATTGGTGTTGGTATCAACCACACATTTGGCGGTTCATCGATGTTAGGAGGGCGTGCCGCGCTTCAAGCACTGGCGACGCTTAATGGTGCCACTAATGCAGCCAATGCTAATCGCAATTATGTTGGTGCCAATCTCTTTGCAACATGTGCTACTGGAGATGGCGGCACTAACACTGGTGCAGGTGCTCTGGGCGGTTGCGTTGGAGTTAATCCATATGGTGTAGCTCAGAGTGGAGCTACCAATCTAGTTGGTGTTTCCGGTGGCGAAGCCAACGTTGCATTGCAGACGGGTTCCACTGCCAAGCTCAAAACTGGATGGAGTATTGTTCAGCACGCCAGCGACAATGTTGATGCTGCAACTTTGAATACATTGCTGAATCTCGGCTCCCAAACTGGGGGCAACAAGATGACAAATGCCATTGCCGTTACCGATGTCAACGGGCAATTCCCAGTTAAAACTACTGGAACCATCTTTGGTGTTGTGATTACTGGCTCCACACCAAGTGTTACTTCAGCTATCGATTTTACCGGTGTTACAATCACGGGGAGTCTGCTTAAAGGTAAGGGTACAATCGATTTACTTGGTTCGACGAGTGGGCAAGGGACGATTACCTGTGCTGCGGCCTGTGGCACAATTACAGCTACTTTACCCGCAACTAGCGATACTCTGGTTGGTAAGGCTACAACTGATACGTTGACCAACAAAACCTTGACTGACCCACTGATTGCCCACGTTATTGGCGGTACTGCCGCTGGATCATCTCTTGAGCTTCGTGCTACTAGCGGTGCAGGCGTTGGTGCTGAACTAGTTAAGGTCACAGGTGGCAATAATGGTGGAACTACATTTGTGACCTTTACTCCCGGCGCTCTGTTTATAGAAGGTGCTGCCACGCCACAAGTGACAATGACAGTCGGAGGTGCTGGCAAGGCCGCATTCCAATGGAATAATGCAGGGAGTCAGTTCCTGATTGATACACAGGTTGCAGCCGCTCCCATTCTGTTTCGAGTAAATGGATCAGAGAGTGTGAGAGCCAATACAGCAAGCACGGCCTCAACCTCTGTTACTACCGGTGCTGTCGTTATTGCCGGTACTGGTGGACTTGGAGTACCGGGAAAGACTTTTACTGACTCATTAAATATTGTCACAGTAACAAATGTCTCTACAACACGGGCGCTTTGTTGGGACAACACAACTGGCCTAGTTTCAGAAAACGGTACTGTGGGTACTTGCACAGTATCAACGCTGCGGGCTAAAGATCTTGTAGCCAGGCTTACTCCAAAGGAAGGTTTTGATCTTGTAATGGGGATGGAGCCATGGCGTTACACTATGAAAAAAGGCCTTCCATCATATATTTCAGGGGAGCAGATTGGGTTTATCGCAGAGTATGCATTGAAGAAAGATCGCCGAGTTGTAGCGATGAATGACGATGGCACAGTTGGTGGTTTTCGTTACGAACAGTACACAGCGGCTTTAACAGGAGCTATCAAGTACTTAAAGGCCGATGTCGATAACTTACGCGCAGAGTTGGCAAGGAGAAGGTAAAATGAAAGCACTTATATTCATCTTCTTGTTGCTGAGTACGACTCTATCGTTTGCCCAACAGCAATCTGGGATTGAGACCTTGCTCAAGACCCAGCTTGGTGGTCTTATGTTCAACAATGCCGTTCTTGCAGCCGACAACGAGAAGCTGCAAGCTCGGGTGGTCGAACTCGAAAAGAAGCTAAAGGAGGCTATCGATGCCAAGCAAAAGCCCGGCCCAAGCCCGACTGATGGCGGCGGCGGCGCACAACCCTAAGTTCGCCAAGCGGACCGGGGTTCCGCCGGCAGTGGCGAAGGAATTCAACGCCGCAGACAAGAAGACCGGCATCTTGAGAAAGAAGAAACCGAAATGAGCGAGAAGTACGACCTTGCCGACTACCTCGTGAATCTCATCTCCATTATGGAGTCGAAAGAGGATGCAGGGCTGCTCAAGGGCAAGACCCTGCATAAGGAGTATGATCGATGCTACGCTGAGTTCAAGGGAATCTTACAGAAGGAACATGAGAATGAAACAGGGCAGAGCTAACCCAGACGGGCCTAGCGGCCAGAAGCGGGAACCGATCCCGAAGGCGGTCTCTCCCGGCGGTGCAGACCAGCTTGGGCAGAAGGTCGGCACTCGACGAGCTGTTGAGACGCTGTACCAAGGCCATGGGTACCGGGCACCAATGGCCGGAAGCTCAACTCACAAAGCAGGCAGCCAAGGGAAGCACCGATGACCGAAGAAACAATCCACCGAGCCTACCTTCTCGTCACCCTCGTCGAGAAGACCCTTGGTCATCCAAGGCTTAAGGCTATTCATGATTGGGCTATGGGCGAACTCATAGTCATGAACGACAAGCTCTTGCAGACAGAAGAGGAGAAGGCAGATGCCACGTGATATTCTCCGGGAGTACGGCCCTGAGTCGGCCCAGCCTCAGAAGCCCCGAGCCACTTCTGGCGGGGTAACCGCGGCGAGGGATGTCCGCAATTATTCCCCACCGCAGGGGCCGACGAGCATCAATAACCCTGCAAGGCCTGGACTTGGTGGCACGAACCATGGCCATCAGCAGAAGTGCTACGCCGATGGTGGCAGCGGATCGCCAGGCTTGCATGGTGAGAACAAGGGCAAGAGTGGCTCTCAGCGATGACCACAACGACTGACATCGTTAATCGCGCCTTGCAAAGAGCTGGGACGAGGACAAACGTGACCTCGTCCGAGCTTGCTAATCAAACCTCGAACGAGGCCATTCAGGCGCAGCTGATCCTGACCTCGGTTCGAGATGAGCTTCTTCGCAAGGCCCCATGGGATTGCTGCTTCAACTATGCCAACCTAACATATATTACCTCAGTCCCCGGCACGCCTGAGAATACGACCTCTGGCTCAACGACTTGGGCCAAGGGCATTCCGCCGCCGCCCTGGTCGTATGAGTACCAATACCCCGTCGACTGCCTCAAGGCCTGCTGGGTCGTGCCTCAGTTCGTGACCGGCTTCAGCTCTGGGGTTCCGATCACCACTGCTGTGACTGGTTCAGCCCCCACGCTTTGGCAAGGACCACCGGTGAAGTTCAAGATCGCGGTTGATCAGTTCTTCTCAGTCACCGCGGCTGCGGTATCGGCAGGAGGTTTGGGTTATGTCGTTGGAGACCAGATCACTCTCGCGACTACTCCTGCTTCAACTGCTCCCATTGGAGCGCCAGCAGTTCTTCAGGTCGCGACAGTATCGGGAAGCGCTGTTGCTACAGTCTCGGTCGTTAATCAGATCTCCGGTGAGAGTCCGGGTCAAACCGGAAGCTACTTCAGTCAGCAAACCAACCCCGTAGCACAAAGCTCGACCACCGGTTCAGGTACGGGAGCAACATTTACCCTTACCTATGCTGCGAAGGGTGACCAACGGGTTATTTTAACCAACCAAGAGTTCGCTCTCCTCGCCTACGTCCGTCAGGTCATCGATCCCAACGTGATGGATCCGCTGTTTATCGATGCGTGGACAGCCGTCCTCGGCGCCAAACTCGCTTTCCAGCTCACTGGTGATAAGGCCCAGGCCAACATCTGCATTGGCCTCGCCAATGAAGCGATTATGGAAGCGCGGAAGGCAGATGGTAATGAGGGCCTGACCGTCAACGACGTAACCCCAGATTGGCTCAGGGTTCGCGGCATCGACTTTCCAAGTGCCTATGCCTTTGGCGGCCCTTATAGCGCGAGCTATGATTGGGGTGCATTGTGGGCTAGCTATTGATGCCACAGTCTGTAATCCAAACTGCCTTTCACGCAGGCGAACTAGCGCCGACGCTCTACGCTCGCGTAGACATCGGCAAGTACCATCAAGCCCTTGCAACCTGTCGAAACTTCTACGTCGACTACCGCGGCGGCGTCAGCACCCGGGTCGGGACGAAGTACATTCTTCAAGCCTATAAATCCTCCTCGGCGGTTCGCCTGATTCCTTTCTCGGCCTCATTCACAACCACTTACGTGCTCGAATTCGGCGACTTCTATATCCGCTTCTACACCAACGGCGCCGCGGTTCTCGAAGCCACTACTGCCATCACCGGAGCTACCCAGGCCAATCCTTGTGTCATTACCGACGTTGCTCACAGCTACGCGGTTGGAGATTGGGTCTACATCACTGGCGTAGTCGGTATGACCCAACTAAACGGCCACTACTTCAGCATTACAGCTGTCACCGCCAATACCTTTACCATTGCCGATCTTAATGGCGTCGCCATTAACTCTACCGCCTATACTGCGTACTCCTCTGGTGGTACCGCTGCCCGTGTCTATACGCTGACCTCGCCTTATGCTGCTGCCGATCTTGCGTTGCTTAAGTTTGCCCAAGACGTTAGCACAATGGTGCTTGTGAATTCTAACTACGTGCCCTATGTGCTAACTTTTATCTCTGGCTCGAATTGGACCCTTAATCCGATTGTCTTTGGTTCTAGCATTGCTGCGCCTACAGGCGTTGGTGCCACGGTCACGGGTGGTGCTATTACAAACTATTCATTTGTAATGACAGCTGTTGATGTCAATAACCAAGAGAGCGTGCCAAGCACCGCCATAGCAGCGACTGGTGGACTACCAGCGCCTGGGGTATCAGTTACTGTCACCTGGACTGCTGTTACCGGCGCTCAGTTCTACAACATCTACCAAGCAACGATCGTTAATGGCGTGGCCGTTCCGGCATTTCAATCCTATGGCTTCCTTGGCTTCTCTAATGCCGGCGCTACAACATTCACAACTACTAACATCCTACCTAATTTCGATTTTACCCCGCCTATCTCGAGAAATCCATTCATCGCCGGCTCTCCTGTAGACCACCTTACAATTACTAATCAAGGTGCATACGCTCCGATAGCATTAACCGCGACAATTGGTGCGCCGAGTTCTGGCGGTATACAGGCGACAGTGTACTTAACGTTTGAGGTTTCATCTATCACCTCGATTGCCGCCGGTGGCAGTAGTTATATTGTTGGTGATGTACTTACCAATGCCAGTACCGGTACAAGCTTTACCGTAAGTACTGTTGGTGGGGCTGGCGATGTTACAGCAGCAACTGTTACAACCCGTGGCACAGTAACCATCACTATGCCAACTAATCCATTTCAGCCACTAAGTGGTGGTCATGGTACGGGCGCACAGCTAAATCTTAATTGGCGTGTTAAATTCGCTACAATGATTCAACAAGGCTCTGGCTATGCAAGCGTACCAGCAGTTACCTTCTCCTCGGGCGCTGCTGCGGCAACCGCCGTGCTTGGCGTAGCCACCACCGGCAACCCATCCGTTGCAGCTTACTTCGATCAACGGCTGGTCCTTGCTGGTCCTGCCGGTGCACCACAGACATTCTACATGAGTAAGCCTGGAAGCTCATACAATTTCGACGTATCTATCCCAACACAAGCGGACGATTCAATCGTTGGCTCGATCAAGTCTGGCCAGCTTAACACGATCAAATCAATGCTTCCAATGTCGGCTGGGCTTGTTATGCTTTCCTCCCGACAAGCTTGGTTAGTCAACGGTGGCTCTGCCGGCGCAGCAGTTTCGGCGATTGATACCGCTGCCAATTCCCAAGCCTACAACGGAGCCTCCGATGTTCCGCCGATCGTTAGCAACTTCGATATTCTATATGTACAGGCAAAAGGGTCTATCGTTCGGGATCTCACTTTCAATTTCTATACTAATATCTACACTGGCACTGATATCTCGGTTCTATCGTCGCATCTTTTCTATGGCTATACCCTAACTGAATGGGCCTATGCGGAAGAACCGTTCAAGGTCGTTTGGGCTGTGCGAAGCGATGGTACGTTGCTTTCGTTGACCTTCGTCAAGGAACAAGAGATCGTTGGTTGGGCCAGACACGATACCACTGGCACTTTCAAATCCGTTGCGACGGTAACTGAAACCACTTCAACAGTTGGAGCGGTCGATGCGATTTATGTCGTGGTTCAGCGGACGATCAACGGCAACACCGTCCAGTACATCGAGCGGATGGCAGAGAGGATCTTTCCAAATGGAGTCACTGATGCATGGTGTGTCGACGCAGGAATCCAATACTCAGGTTCTCCCGCAACCTCCTTTACTGGTGCAGAGCATCTTGCCGGTGCTACCGTCACAGGTCTGGCTGACGGACTGGTCATCACGCCATTTGTCATGCCAACGACTGGGAACTTCACGCTATCACCAGCTGCTTCCAAAGTGACGGTCGGCCTCGCATTCAGCCCGCAGATTCAGACCCTCGCCTTGGATATTGGCGAGCCCACGATCCAAGCCAAGCGAAAGAAGAACGCGGCGGTGGACGTCCGTGTTAACCAGGCCCTTGGTCTTAGCATTGGAACGAGTCTTGCCAATGTCGTCCCGATGAAAGACCTTGTCATCGGCAACGTTGGTACCATTAGCAACTCCGTCGTATCCGGCCTTGTCTCGGGCGATGCGCGAACGGTGATTGATCCGGTTTGGGATGCCTACGGGCAATATTACATCACGCAGCCAAACCCATTTCCGGCAACGATCCTTGGCGTCATTCCCGAGACCGTGACCGAGGATCGAAGATGAACGTCGATATCAAGCCCGTTCAAAATCAACTCGGCCTCATCCGTCGAACCCGCCACTTTGGCAATCCTGATGCCGAGCGAACGCTCGCGACTTGCATTCGGATGAGCACTTGGGTTTGGGAAGGGACGATCGACGGCGAAACCGCTTGCCTCTTTGGCCTTGCACCGCCAACACTGATGTCGGATCAGGCTTACCTTTGGCTTACAACAACCGATGTTGTGGACCAACATAAGTTCGTCTTCACTCGCTACTCACAATTGCTCGTGCAGCAGATGCTAACTCAATACTCACTGATCGTTGGCGATACTCTTGTCGACGCCGCCCGCAGTATTCGCTGGCTCCGCTGGCTCAAGGCCGAGTTCGGCCGGCCTTGTGGCCGAAAGCTTCCATTCTGGATTAGGCGAGAAGCATGGCAGACCCAGTAACAATGGCCGGGGTAGGTATTGGGAGCACGGTCGCTTCGACCTTATTCGGTGCGATGGGCGCTGGCCAGTCAGCGTCGGCCCAAGCGGGTATGTATCAGTATCAATCTGGTATGGCCTTGCTCAATAAGCGAATCGCGCAGCAGAATGCTGACTACACTCGCGAAGTTGGCGAAGTCACTGCGCAGCGGGAGGGGATGAAGACTAGAGCTGAAATTGGGACGACCAAGGCCACGCAGGCTGGCCGAGGTCTCGATATCAACATCGGTTCCCCTGCCGATGTTCGCGCTAGCGAGGCCGAACTCGGCGAGCACAATCAAGCGGTGATCCGCAGCGACTTCGCAAAGAAGGCCTATGGCTTTGAGGTTGAGGCGGCGAAGGAAACGGCTCAGGCTGGGATGTATCAAACCGCTGCTGCTCAATCTCGCAGGGCTGGTAGTCTCAACATGCTTTCCTCGATCATTGGTGGGGCCTCGAGCGTGGCCTCGAAATGGTCGCAGGCGAGCACGGCTGGGATTGGCTCTAGCGCGGGCTATGGTCCTGGTACTTCTGGTTATCAATCTTGGATGGGGAGCTATGATTGATGCAGGTTCCGTATAACCCCGTTCCCAATGCTCCCAACCTCATCGAGACCCCCAAGGTCCACGTCGATTCCCCCGTTGCTGCTTTTGGCGGCACCGTTGGCGAGGCCCTATCCAGCGTCGGACGATCTCTCGGCCACGCTGGAGATGAGCTCTTTCAGCGTGCAATGGCACTGCAAAACCTTCGCAACGAGACTGAGGCCAAAGAGGCCGATGCTCAGTACATGATGGAGGTGGGTAAGCTCCACGCCAACTACTCCTCGCTTCAAGGCAAAGCCGCTGTCGATGCGCTACCAAAATACCAAGAAGACATTCAAAACCTGCGCCAGCAGATGCGTGGTAATCTATCAAATGATATGGCCCGGAAGATGTTTGATGGTTCTTCTCTTTCGACTATGGGCAGGACTATTTTCAATGGCGCTGGTCATGCTGCGACGGAGAATAAGAAGTGGGCCCATGGAGCCTCGATAGCGAGAGTGGACGCAGCAATAAATGCTGGAGCGCAGGATTATGATGATGAGTTACTTGCTAAGCGAAACGAGAAACTAATCGAGACTGAGGTTCGTACACAAGGCGACATTGAGGGCTCGAGCGAAGAGAAGATTCAGGAGCAGATTGATCGGAAGAAAAGCTCTGCTCTTTCACACCGTATTACGGGCATGGCTCGATCGGCTCCGTGGCAAGCTTGGAATTTGTTCAAAGAATCTGACGATAAGCATTTAATACACTATACTGAAAGGGACCGCGTTGAGGCAACAGTGCTGGACAAGATGCGAACCGTCGGGGCAAGAAACCTAGCAAGCGACGTCGACGCCAGCATGCCAGAAGCATCGATTGAGGATAAGGTGGCCAAGGGTCGTGATCTTGCGAAGAATTTGATTAAGGGCGATCCGTCTCTTAGTTCGACGGTAGACTACGTCGAGAAAGCCATTATTGGCCTCGACAACCAAAAGGATGCTATTGAAAAGAAGGTCCTCCGTGATAACCGCGATGTCGTTGTTGATGCTATACAAGGCAACTACTCCGCTAAAGGTATTAAACCGATGAATGTTGATGAGCTTATTGCCTCAGACCCCAAAGTTGCTGTCGCTTGGGATGCGTTGCCGCCGCCTGAGAAGCGGAAGATGCGGACTCATCTGGCTCAGAATTCCCATGACGTCTTTGTCAACACCCCAGAGCGGAGCAATAACTATCATCAGCTAATTGGTCTGTCAGGTGAGAATCAAGCGGCATTCCTTGACTACGATATCCTCAATGAAAATCTTACCGAACAGCAAAAGACCTCATTGCTTAAGATGCAGCGGAGTGTCAGGCTCCATCCTGAAACCGATCCACGAGTTGGGCGGGCGATGGATACGTTGAAGCCAAGCCTTGCGGCGCTGACCTTGTCAAAGGATGAAACGCTTCAGTTCCGCGGTGCGTTGCAGCTTCTTCTCGAAGATCATATAGCTACCCATGGTGGCAAGCAGCCGAATGCCGAGGAAGTCCGCAAACTCGGTGCTGGGCTCCTTCAACAGCAGGCTGTGCCGGGGACTTGGTGGGGAACTAATAAGTATCCCATGTTTCAGGTACCGATCTCGGATGATATCATTGAGCAAGAGAAGGCCAATCCAAAATACAAGGAAGCCGGCGTTCCCACTCCGACTGATGAACAGATCAAGGCCGCGATCACGAGGGATCGGTTCAATAAGCTCTATGGTAGTAAGAAGGAACAGGGTAAGGTTCCTGAGCGACAACTCCCAGGCACCTAATGGCTGACGAAGTCACTGACTACCTCATTAACCAAGCTAAGACTGCCCAGCGATACGCCGTCGGATCGCTCGACGACGACCCGGATAAGGCAGCAAGGGCGGTTGAGCTTAGTCAGGACTCTGGCGTTCCTGCACCGGTTATTCACGCCGATCTTGAGAGCTTTGAGAGGAACCACAAAGCCGCGCTAACCGCACAGATATTGCGGAATAGCCCCCATATCGCCAATTACGTCAATTCCGACCCGATGGCGGCTAAGGTCAGCAGCGATGATTGGGGTGCTCTAGATTCGCTCAGCGAGAAGCTTCAGAAGCTTGGCACCAAGACCGTAGCCTACGGCGCGGTGCCATTTGGCCTTGCATATCCAGAGGCTACCCAATCCGTTCTTAGCAAAGCCCTCGAAGCTTTCAAAGAAGGCATTGGTGAGCCTGGCTCGGGCATTCTTCGTCATGGCGAGACCGAGACCGAGTTCGCCAAGCAATTTCCTCTGGCTCATGCGGCGGTGGTTGCTGCTTCTAGCCCATTCGACTGGCCCAATCGCATATTCAAAGGGATTATGGATGCTATTCCAGCTGGTGTTGGCGAGGCCTACACTCAGTTTGGTGGCAATCCGGCTGAAGGGAAGCGGCTAGCTCGCGACGTTAATATCGGCTTGCAGACCTTGATGGTAGTCGGTGGTGGGGCTGGGCATGTGGCTGAAATGCCCAAGCCCGAAGCTCGGCGAGCTGTAGAGGCTAGATACGTTAAGGAAGCTCAAGAAGTCTGGGATGTTGCCCAGCCTTATATCGAGGCCGGCATCGAGCCCCCAACCGGTCTACACCCAATCATTGATAAGATTAAGGCCGAACAGGCCAAGTTCGATCTCGACCACCTCAAGGAAATGGAGAAGGCCGCCGGCGATACCGCTACTCGCGAGCGATCGCCTGAGATGGCCGCCAACTTCATTCGTCAGCATGATAACGTTGGCGAGCATAAGATCGCTATCTCCGCCGACGCTATTCGAGCAATGTATGGCGACGAGGTTCCGTCCAAAGGCGATGGCATTCTCGGCGACTTAGTCCCCGCAGAGGAACTCGCCTCCGCCGAGAGCTATGGCGGCAAGGTCGAGATTCCGCTCGCGGACTGGCTCGCCAAGGTCGACTCCAAAGTCGCGAACGCCCTTCACGACCACGTTCAGGTTCGTCGTGGCGGCCTGACGCTGGCTGAGGTTAAGGAACTTGGCGAGCGAGAGACAGCGCTAAAGCCGATGGCCCAAGCTGAGCCAGTTGAAGGCGAAGCGCCAAAGCCAGCGACTACTCCCGTTGAGGCAGTTCGCAAAGGCTCTGCTCTCGAGCCGATGCTTCAACGCGAGGCTCCGCTGGCGCTGAAACTCAAAAAAGTCCCCTCCCTCTCTGAGAACTATGGCAGCTTCGCCATTCTTGACGAAACCGGCGCAGCCCGCGGGGTGATGGAGCTTACCCTAAAAGAAGGCGGAAAAGACCTTCATGTTGAGTGGATCGGGGGCAAGATCGCTCCGAATGCAATGGGGCCGAGGCTGATTCGGGGCCTACTCGAGCAGCTTAAGGCCATGTACCCGAATGCTGAGACCATTTCCGGCGTTCGTGTTAGCGGCGCGAGGGAAGCGGCGGGTGGCGAGGCCTTTCGTGGGACCGAGGTTAAGATCTCACTCGCCGATTTGCTTGACGAAACCAAGCTCAAAGGTTGGGACGTTATCGAGCCGTTTATAAAGGAGAAGATTGAGGGAGCACAGCGATATGAGTTCGGACAAAATGTTGCTGCGTATATTAAGCCGGAGAAACTGTACACTGAGAACGAACGAAGGATTATTGATGCTGTTGATAGGCTTCTCAATCGTGTTGTATCAAGGCTTGTTAATGTACAGCCCGCCTCTCGACTAGAGATGGGTGATACTTATCCCAGAGGAATCTACCAACAATATACCGATCGATTAGCTCTTATCCTTTGGTCACTTGAGTCTGGAGTAACAGAAAAATTAGCATTAGGTACTGCAAGACATGAGGCCATTCACCATCTGCGTCGAACTGGTTTCTTTACCGAAGCCGAATGGAGTGTGCTCGAGAAAGCATCTGAGGAAGGCAATTGGATAAAAAATCATGATATCGATGCCAGATACCCTGGTGCTAGTAGACAGTTGAAGCTTGAGGAGTCGATCGCTGAAGAGTATAAGAAGTGGGGTGAGGGATTAAGGCCTGACCATGAAGCGGCGAAGATTTTCGAACGGATCAAAGAGCTTCTTGAAGCGATTAAGAATGCCATTCGCGAAGTCTTGGGCCAAGAGCCAACGTTTGAGGATCTCTTTCGGCACGTCGAATCAGGCGAGATTGGCGAGCGACGAGGTGTTACGCCGATCGATGAGGGCGCCTACTTCTCCCCACTTGCCCAAGAGGCCGACATCTTTCAAAAGGCCAGCGATGTTGGGATGACAGTGCCGCAGTACAAGCGGTATATGAAGAAGGTCGCTGAACGCAATGTTGAGGACATTAAGCGTCAGACCAATAGAGCAAAGCGGGCCGTAACCCAGCGCCAGACTGATGAATGGAAAGAGAACGCGGGTAAGGTCCGAGCGGAGGTTCGGGATCAGGTCGAGGGTAGGCCAGATATCTCGGCTGACACTTGGTTGCGGGATAATGGGATTAAGTTTGATGCCAAGCAGCTGACATCGGAGCAAAAGGTAGAGCTGCCAAAGGAATTCGTTGGCAAAGAAGGCGTAGCCCCCGATGACCTTGCTGGCTTCTTCGGCTACCAAACTGGTGAGGCCTTGGTCAATCGCTTGCGGATGCTGGAGCAGCAGCGGAAAAGCCTACGGCTAACCCCTGAGGAGTACATCAAGCGAGCGGTTGACGAAGGCACTGAGCGGGAGATGCAGAAGCGCTTCGGCAACCTTGAGGAGAACATCCTTAAGGAAGCCCAAGAGCACGTCGTCTCCGATACGCAGATGGACCTCTTGCATGAGGAAACCCTTGCCTCTGGAATGAAAGCCGGCGCTTCGTTGCCCTTCACCAAGGCCGACTTTAAGAAGTGGGCTAAGACCAATTTCGACAATATGAAGGTTGGTGATATTAGCCGGGAGAAGTTCCTCGATGCCGCGGGCAAAGCTGGCCGTAATACCGAGATGGCCCTGCTTCACGATGACCCAGTCGATGCCTTTCGCCAGAAGCAGGCGCAGTACATGTCGATGCTTTACGCACAATTGGCGATTAAGCACGAGAAGGCTCTCGCGGCCTTTGAGCGGACGGCGAAGCAATTCTCGAAACGGGAGGTGCCAAGTGTAGAGCCTGAGTACACGAATTTCATCCACGATATTCTAATGCGGGTTGGTCGGCAGGTTCGCCGCAGCGTACAAGATCTTAACGAAGCCATCGCATTGGGTGAGCATAAAGACCTCGGCAGTTTCGTCGATTATAAGGCCCGTCATGATCTGCGCGAGATGCCTGTCTCAGATATCCTCTTTGATGACGCCTTTCGTAAACCCCTCGAGCAACTAACCGCAGATGAATTTGCTGAGGTTAAGAAATCGATCGATACCCTAATCAAGAATGGTCGCGACGAACAGACGATTTACAAACAAGGTGAAGCCGCTGATCTTACAAAGATCAAGGCCGAGATGATTGATAAGCTTGCTTTGCTTGGAATGGTAAAGAAGTATCCAATTGATCGACCTCCAAATGAAAAGATTCAAGCGATCAAGACTTATTGGGCTTCTAGCTTAACGATTGAGAGCATTCTCAACCGTTGGGATCGAGCCGATCCAAAGGGGATCTTTCATCAATATATCATCTTTCCGCTGACTGAGGCTGCTAATCATAACTCAGCGATGCTTAGATCCTACCAAAAGGAACTCCGCACAGCTGTTGGGAAGATTCCAGATATCGATAAGCTGGTCGAGAATAGTCTGTGGATTGATCCAATCGATGGCAAACCGCTTGTTATGCGCAAGCGGAATGTCCTCGGCATTCTACAGAATGTTGGTAATGCCTCAAGTATGGAGAAACTAGCCTCTGGATATGGGCTCAAGCCTCAACAAGTGATGGACTGGTTATTCCAACATACCACTAAGGAGGATTGGGATCGAGCACAGCGGATTGGCCGCGTGTTCGATAGGCTTCATCGAGAAGCTAGCCGTATGGCGATGAATCTTAGCGGCGTGCCGATGGAGAAGATTGATCTACAACCGATTCAAACTCCGTTCGGGACATATGATGGTTGGTACAACCCTGTTAAATACGATCCTACTAGGCCTGGAACGAGCAAGAAACTTCTTGGACCCAATGCGCTTGAGGAAGATAACTACTTCCGTGCCACTACGCCACAGGGCTATACCAAAGCTCGCACCGGCTATATAGCGCCGATGGAGTTGAACCTTGATATCATTCCCATTCGCATAAAACAGATGATTCATGACATCACTATGCGGCCTGCGGTTATCCAAGCGAATAAGATATTTCACGACGTAGACTTCAATAAAGCGGTAATTAAGCATTATGGCGAGCATTACAAAGACCAGTTGCTTCCGTATCTAAAAGATGTGGCTAACTTCGCTAACTATAATTCGCAAGCAGAAGCCCTCGGCAATCGAGTGATTGAACACTACCGACAGAACCTACTCCACACCTTGATAGGCTTCAATCTTGGCACTGTACTCAAGCATGGACCTACGGCAGCGATTAATAGCATGTCGCAGGTTGGGGCTGGGCTTTGGATGAAGCACTTTGTGAGCTTAGTTAAAACTAGTGAAGATTCATCTAAGAATAACTGGCAATTCGCGATGTCTAAAAGCGAAGAACTTCAGCGGAGAATGCGTAATTGGACAGATATGATTGAGCTCAAACCGGAGATAACTTTAGAGAAACAGGGCTTGCGCGAGTTCTTGCAGTGGGCCGGTTCAACTCCGGTTGCGGTTTCGGACTTGCTCTCGGCGGTGCCAACATTCTTAGCTGGCTATGAGAAAGCTTGGCGTGAAAATGGAATGAACGAGGGGCAAGCGATTGCCCAGGCTAATCGAGCTGTGCGCCAAGCACATGGCTCTTCAGTGATTACCAACCGTCCAATGCTGATGCGTACCAATGCCCTCGGGGCAACGTTCGCATCGTTGTATGGCTTCTTTAGTCATATGCAGCAAAAGCAATTCGAACTCGCCTGGCGGGCTAAGGACTCGTTTCAAGGCTTGAAGGCGGGCGATCTTACTGCTGCCAAGCAGCATGCAGGGCCACTGACCGTAGGGTTGGTGTCTTACATAATCATGCCTGCACTAATCGAGGAATGGGTCACACCATATACGAATGCAGAGAAGGACTCCTGGGGTCTCAAAGCATTGAAGACCTTTGGCCTTGGAATCAGTTCTTCATTCATCGGGGTTCGCGATATCGTTAATGCTATTGGCAATGTCCGTGACCCTGGCGCCGGGATGGTACCGACGTTCTACAAGACTATTACCGATGTCTTTCGTGACATTGGTAAAGGACCTAAGGTCTTCAATAAAGAGCACGCCGGTAAGGTCATTCGAGACGCCTTTACCGTGGTTGGTGCTTTAACAGGTCTTACCAATGCCTCTGAGGGTAAGGCCTTACAATTTCTTTGGGAATGGAACCGCGGTAAGGAAAAGCCTAAGGGCTTGTGGGGCTGGATGACAGGGCTTCGACATGGCAAAACCGAAGGTCACTCACAGACCTTTGCGGATTGGTGGAAAGGAAAACACAAATGAACGAAGGAGCGGTGCAAGTGGCTATCATTGTTACCATTCTAGCTGTGGCGGTAATGTGGCTATGACAGAGATTCGAAGCGATTGGGATAAGGCCCCGATCTTGGCACACAGGAGAAAGTGACGTGAATATCAATCCGTGGATTAGGCTGGTGTACAAGTTAAATCTGACGTTGTTCATCGGCGTCTCAGTTGGTACTGTATCCCTGACCAACATCATCGACGATCCATGGCTCGCCAAGCACGTCCTTGCTTGGTGCGGATTGCTTGCCTTCATCATGAGCGCGGGATCGAATATCTTCGATGCTATGTCAGCGACGATGGCTAGCCAAGTGTCTAGGGTTGATGGAATTCGTGGGGTCAAGGTCACTGTCGGCCCTGATGCTTCGGACTCGGTAAAGGCGGTTGCGGCTGATCCGCTCTTACCGAATATCACTCCAAAGCCGTAACTAGGGGACAGGAAATGAGAAAGCTCGTCTGCGCATTACTGCTCGTGGCTAGCCCAGCCGCGGCAGCCGATCTGCCCGCGGCCAAGGCCGTTCCCCGAGTCATCGCGTACCCGTACGATGGCTCCGGGTTCTACTTCGGTGCCTTTGCCTCAGTTCAAGGCTCAAGAGACCAGTTCGCTTCGCCGGTTGAGACACAGGCAGCGATGGCGGTGGGCGGTATCTACGGCCTGACCGTCGGCTATCAGCGGACTCTCTCGTCGACCATGTGGCTGGCGATTGAGGCCTCGGCTGGTGCGGCCAACTTGCGAAGTGGCTCTGGCCTTCTCGCGCCTTTAGGCCCGACTACCGGCTCCATCCACGTCGATTGGCAGTTCGATCAACGGCTCAAACTCGGTGGGCAGTTGGCCTCGATTTGGGGCATGCTACCGGGTTCGCCCTTTGGCGATCTACCCCCGGTGCCGGCTTTACCTGCAACCCTGCAAGCAGGCGCGGTGAACCCAACCACTCACCCCTATGTCTACATCGGCGTCGGGGAAGAGCGGGCTAAGGCCGCGGTTGGTCTAATCGATAACTCA